GTCTTCTATATTCTGCTTGTGCGGCTTCTAAATCTTTTATTTCTTGTTCTTGTTGTTGTTGCCGCTGCAAATCCATATTCAGTATTTGTGATGCCAAATCCGCTTCTAGACGCTGCCTGCTTTCATCCTGCATCTGTTGACCTAGCAACGCCATCTGTGGCTGTGCTGTAGGCTGTGTAAGTCTTGCTCGCTCTGCTTCTGCGTATTGTTGTGCTTGTTGACGAGCACCACGCATTTGACCTTCGATTGCAGACCGCTGTTGCTCTGTCAAGCCAAGCGCACCCATCTCTTGTTTTCGCTGCATTTCACGAAGTCGTTTTTTCTGATCGCGCTCATACTTACTTGGAATAATGTCTGGTAACGCTCCAACAGCAGTTCCTGCACCTGCAAGCAATGACATAGTTAATGGATCCATAGTTCACCTACACATGAAATGTTTCGATTGTAAATGTTTGACAGTTTATGTTGCCTTTTTCAATTTTAGGATTGACCGCAATTGAAAACTTATACCTACCTGCACTTAATGTTAACATACGAGTCATCATTATGCTGCGGTGACCACGAGCAGCACCTGTGTCATTTGGTTGTATAGTTCCAGAACCTGTAAGAGTTGTGTCGTTTTCAAACACGTACATACTTGTTCCGACATAACGGTTAATCAAACCATCTTTTTCATACTGTAACAAAAACTGATTTTCATATCCGCTACCAGAAGGTGCTCTAGTAAAAGAACTATTAAGAAGACCAAACGCTTTGGCATAAAAGGTTATCATTACCTTTGTATTTGCCTTAGTTATAACTACTTCAGCACCAGTGTTGCTTAGTGGTTGATAGTCTTGGACAGTAGTAGAGACTTGATTGTTGCTCTTAGTGGTCGAGGTGAACCATGCATATTCTTGTGGTAATCGTATTTTTGATACACCCTGAATAGTTTTAGAAACAAAGTCACCAGTTTGTACAGCAGTAATAAAACGAGGGGAAGCAATACTTTCTCCAACAATGGTATCCACAGATACGTCAGAAGCAGTGATTTCTTGGTTAACATATTCCCTCAGTGCATCTTCATTTGATGCGTGATTAGTAGCCGATAAAACTGCACCGTCTACGTATGTAAATGGTTTTGTAAATGCCATCAGTTCTCCACTACTATTGCTTGTATATGATTGTGTCGAATGTTTAATGTGTTTCCAGTGTTACCAACACATGCTTGTAACTCGATTGAATCTATAACATTCCCCGGTGCTAATGTATAAAGACCGCTAAATGAAAACGAACGAAACTGTATCCATTGATTAAAATATAGTGTATTGGTAGTTAAAGCAGCCTTCTTAGTAAAACTGTAAGTGCAGTTAGCCAAGTCTACAGTAGATGGAGTTCCACTACCATTTATTCGCATAAACAACCGAAATGCATATGTGTTGTAGGGGATTTGACCCGATGTGCCATTGCCGTCATTAACACCACCAGTCATAGACAACCCACCAACCAACCCACTTGCGTGAACTCTAATCACCACATGACCATGTGAACTGTAGTTTGGCAATACTTTGCTTGGGGTACCTGCTACATTTTCTATAGTGGTAAATGTAGTGCTTGTTGTAGACCAATCAGCTATACCATCATAATCAAATGTATACAAACTAGTTAAACTATTGGCATCACTAAAATGCTGTTTCTGTGCCCACTCGGTATCCAAGTTAACATCTTGCACACTATCACCAGCAACACTATTATAAACTGCATTTAGCTCTGCTGCTGTTGGTGCTTGCCCACCTTCAAAGTATTGATTTGTAATTTTACTCATACCTACCTCTTGGTATTGCAAGTCCAAATGCTTGCCCCATATATTTCCATATGTGATTTGGGAGTAGTCGATACACCATGTTTATCAATGGGATTTGTATTTATAGTCTGCCATCTAAGTTCTAAGCGAACTGGTTGGTCACCTACAAAAATTTTGTATGGTACTGACAAGTTTTCAAGTCTTGGATACACACGACCAGTTTCAGCTATTAAAACATCGTTGCAAAATAATCCCCATCGACTCCACCAATTGTTATCAAATACAACTACCTGTGGCGTTGGACTTGAATTGTCTTGAAGTCTGTCTACACCATGACGAAAGTCTATGTCAAAACAACCCGATAACGTACCGCTCTTTGCTTCAAACTCTAAAACCAAATCATTAAAAGCTGCATCAATGTCGGCAATGTTGTTCCAGCCACTAGACCAACTGTTATTGTTTAAGTCAAACACAACCAGTGGAAAGTGTACATTAAGACTTCCTTCATAAGTATTCCATCGGCGAACAAAATGATAGTCTTGGGTTTGTCCAGTATGTTTAAATGCATAAACATTTGCAGTGCTTTGTGATGTAAGAGTTGATGGTGCTAATTTTAGTTTGTCTATTGTTTTAATTGGAAAGTTTTGCCCGTCCAATTTTCCGTTGTATTCACCAACAACTTTTCGTGTATTGTCATTAATGTTTTCTGGTTTAACCTGATCAAGGTCTTTTTGTCCTACTTGTGTAAATACTTTCATCGTGACACCTTTGTAGATTGATTTAATGCTGGCATAGCAACTGAATCTGACAAAATGTTAAATGACAACAAATGCCACTGCTGAGAGTTAATGGTTCGCACACCAAACTTAAATTGGTCACACAGTTCCGTATTTACATCGTACCGTAATGTAATTAGTCTACCTTCTGCAATCTTACTAGAGTTTACTGTAAACGGCACTTTTGTTACAGACAGGTCAGCTGGACCAAACACTGCATCTTCTTTAATAGTGTACACCGTTTCACTTTTTGCCTGTTTCTGGGTAGATGTTGTGCTTTCTGTATACGAATAATCGATGCCATAAAAGAAATCGAACCCATTATCTCCATATGACATAATGCGCAGTTCAACACTATAGTATCGCACCTTGACACTGTTTTCATTTGAGTTGTACCAAGCACTTTCCCATTGATGTCCGTTGTGCGCTGTGTCTGCAATCGTAAACGTTACATTGTCACCGTATGCACTTATTTGACACTTTTGACCCCAGTTAACACTTGAACTCATAATCTGAAGAGGTCCAAACTTGTTTGTGGTCGCATTTAATGCAGGCGTCCAATTTGGGTCATTTCCTAACAAAAAGTACCCATTAACAGTTGTAGTCATTGCTGACCAATAACTATTTGTTGGGGTTTCTAAATCAGTGCGAATAGACCACATGGGTTGCTGAGGGGTCAAATGTAAAACAAAACCAAAATCTGGTGTAGTTGAATCGTCTGTTGGTAGATGCATCCATACTTCTTTTTCTCGAAAAGAGTAAGCAGCAATAGCCTTGTGCATCATTGAACGATTAACTCTGCGCAACAATTTATCAATAGGCTTGCTAATCTTTTGCATGCTTATTGATGCTCCGCCATTTAGACCGCCTGAAAGCATCCACACGCCCTGTTCATTAATAAAGACAACACCTAACTGTGGTATAACTACAACTGCTTTACTAGCCACTGTCCCCAAGGTATTAGTAATAGTACTAATGTTGTAACTGTCAGTATCAAAACTTATTATATTTATAGCGTCTTCACGAAATACAATTAAATTATTATAAAAGGCTACTAATTGGGTAATGTCTCCACCTGTTTGGTTACCCAAATCAAAGTATGCCAACGCTCCAAACTGCTCAAATATACCCTTATTAGAATAAATGATACGACTTCCTGCTGCCAACCAAAGTCGATTGTCCCATACTTCACCAAACTTCCAACCTGTAGTAATAGTTGTGCTTGCTGTAAACGATGGTGCTTGGTCTACCAAAAATTTGTCAGGCAATGTATCTATAAAAAATCTACTAGAGTTTTCATTTATCTGAGTTACAAAATAGTATAGTTCACCATTATTGTTTATTTCTTTGGTACGATATATACGTCTAGCAACTATACCCTGTTGACCTATTGGCAAGTCAAGTGCCACGCCATATCTATATGCTGGATCACCATCATCAATTGACCATGTAACACTTTGGGTAGCTGATAATGGTGTCTCAGCACCCAAATCTGACACCATACTCATTTTGTAATTATATGTGTACGTATTTTCTACTACATTGCCATCTGAATTAAATTCTAAATATCCCAATCCATATTGAGTCTTTTTATTAAACCAAACAGCAGCACCACCAGTTAACGCTTTGCCATCTGCATATTGAGTATCTACATCCAATGGATTTGCAGATGCTGTTTGTAGCGTAAAACCAAAATCTCGATACACTTGATCACCACTAAACAGTATGGCTCTGTCACGACCATTAATAATCAACAAGTGCTGACCAAGATTAACAAACTGACTACCGACATCTCCTAGTTTGGGTATGTACCGGTCACTGTCAATCGTTACCAAGTCATTCTCATAGAAAGTACCTGAATACGTTGCGCCCTGTCCTTTGTTACCAATAGCATAGTACAGTTGCCCTGACTGCTCAATAAAGGTGTAAATGTCATTGGTGCCTTGTCTCTTCCACTGATAAACGGCATCAACTTTGTCAGTAAAGTACTTTGTAACAATGGCACTGGTAACAGTCCAAGATGCAGGCGCATGCCACCATGACTCAAACCCAACATCTGCCTTCCAACCGCCTTCAGATACGTATCTACAGTTGTTTACAGTGTTAGCGTCTCCAATGTTAGGCATCAATACTTGACTGATACCTCCACATGGAACAAAACGTTTGAACCGTTGTGGCTTCATGAAAGTCTCCTAAGTGTTGTACCATCGTATGTAGGTCTGCCGTATGCCATATGGAACCGTCCACGCACAATACGCTGATCAATCTTATCAACATATCGTTTAGCTAACCCATTGATTTCTTTCATGTATTTCCTTTCGTAAGTAGTTGCCAACCCTTGTTGACCCAACTTTAAGTATATGTCTTCCAATGCTTTGTAAACAATAAGTTGATGAAACTCGTATGGCATTTGTGGTACATCGGTAGACAATAACAAGTCCTTTGGCTTTACCATAAACCGCATTACCATTTCGCGTACATAATCGTGGTACACTTCAATTTTATCACCAGCTTTCTTTTGCGGTACTTCAAAATCATAGCCTACTGGACGTGGGTACGGTCTTATTTGTTGATGGTTGCCATCAATCTCAATGTAGCGTGGAGAACCATTATCTAACTGGTTTAACTTAACTATATTAACAAACGAGTTAATGTCTGTAACTACAATAGGTTGTAGGTAATCAGGGTCATTACGTGTACCAGATGTTGTACTCGTACCATTGACTACATACAACCAACATGGCAACCCTTTGCGCTCACCTGTGTTCTGATCAAAGTTTTTATTCCAACATACAACCTTACGATACCCTTCCCATTGTGTTGGGTTTTGGTCTTTATCGTTGTATGTGTCAGCTTGAATTGCTAGGTCATCCCACCCAGTAAACACCAGTTTTAACGTTTTATTGTTACCAGATACTTTATGAATAGCAGGTTCTGACAAAGCACCAACTTTACCATCTTTAATAAATGCCCAAGCAAACTCATAATGTTTGTTGCCTTGGAACTCGCCCGTCGGACTTTCCAGTTCTGTAATAGTAAGTTGTTCTGCTGGTGTTATATGTTGTGTTGGGCTAGTAATGTATGCTTCTGCATATGACTGTGTATAATCAACTCTTAAATCTAAGTCTTCTTCTCGTCTTGGTAAAATAGCTGTAGATTTACCATATGGGTTTTGTGAACCACTAACGCTTACGTAAGGGTAGTCTCTGTGCCCTAAATATAGTAGTTCCAAACAGTTTTCTGGTAGGTCATACCATCGCTTCTTTATTTTCCAACCGCTGTTAGTGGCAGTGCTAGTGCCTTCAAATGGTTTGTCTAACAATATGGTTTTCATGTCTTCAAGCTTGGAAATGGTGTATTCCATATTGTCTATTTCCATTGGTTGACCTTCCCACACATCCATATTATGTAGTCGGTCAATGTCATGACTTAACACAACTCTTCTTTGTCCTTTTACAACTGTTGCAGTTACGTTGGCACCACTACTGTTTTCTGTATCTGTACTAGCTGTAATGTCTGTGTGCAATCGCATAGTGCTAAGTTCTGTACTAAAACTCCAACGCTTCATTGTCCATATACAGTAGTACGCATCGTTTAACAACTCATCCAACTGATTGTTAAACTGCGCTAGTTCTGGACTGTAGTCTGTTATGTTTTTTACTTTCTGTCTCAATGCTTTTAAATTTGCCATAGGTCACCATACGAAAAAAGGGATGGGCGAAACACCCACCCCTTCGGCTTAATAAAGAATCGAACTTAGAACTGTTTGATTACAATCACAGTTGCAACATCAGCCGCATCATCAGCGCAAGCATATGCAACAGGTGGCAATACATCAGCATTAGCGTAGTTTTTCAACTCACCTGCTGTTGTAAACAGTGACAATGCAGAACCTTTAGTAACACTACCATCTGTTTTTGCTTGACACAAGCCAGCAATACAAACGTCAATAGCGTCACCAGCAGCAGCAGCAGCAGCCAAAGCAATACCAACAAATGCAGTTCGATCTGCATCATTTGAATCTGCCTTAACAACGTGAATCATTTTATCACCGTCAGCAGTTTTGGTAATGTCAAAAGCAACCGCTTCCTTCTCAGCAATGGCTTCAGATGCAATAAAGGTTTCGATTTGACGACGGTTCATCGCATCGACACCCACTGCAACTGTACCACCAGAAGGTAATGCGTTGTACTGAGAAGTTTCCAAGTATTGAATAATGTTTTGTGTAGCCATGATAAACCTCCTTAAAAAGTGTCGCCGTCAAAGAGAACACCACAAGAACCGAGGTGGTCTGCAATCAATTGCATTTTAACATACAATTGGGCAGCTCGTGCTGTAGTTCCAGAAATGTGCTCAAAAGGTGAAACAGCGAAGTCAGCATCTTTGTGCATGCACAACTTAACACCGTCAAAGTTCAGGAAGTAACCAGACAATGGAGCAGGGGCACCACCATTAAATGATGCAGATGTATAGTTAAAA